TGAGAGTAACTCACCCAGCGTGGTTTGAGACAGGTCAAGGAGCACCAGACTTTAAGCCTAATCAACACACGTATCACTCTAAGCAAGACGTAGATTACATATGGGATACGCAACGAGTGTTTAACAATTTGTATAGTGAGGAAGAGTAACATGAAGATGAAGAAAAAAGGCTACGCTATGGGTGGCAAAATGAAAAAGAAGGGTTACGCTGCAGGTGGCGCTTTGAAGAAACCTACAGATAAACAAGCTGGGGTAAAAAAACTACCGAAAGATGTACGTAACAAGATGGGCTACATGAAAGACGGTGGTAAGGTTAAGAAAAAAGGTTACGCTATGGGTGGCATGACAGGTTCGTACAACCCTACTCAGGCTGACATGCAGCGTCAACAGAATATGATGCAAGCTCAGCAACCTAAGCCAGCTATGAAGAATGGCGGCATGATGAAAAAGAAAAAAGGTTACGCTAAGGGCGGTAAGGTAATGACGTACAACTTAGGTGGTATGGTCAAATCACAAACTGACAACCGTAAGAACAAGAAGTAACAATAGATGCCTGTACTTAATAATGGATCTAAGTTTGTAACACACGCTACTGCTCTGACAGGTACATCTGACACAGACTGTTATGTTGTACCTGATCACTTTTCATCACACCTAGAGCACTTGATGATTACAAACAGTGATAGTAGTAATAGAAACTACACTATTAAGTACTACGAGAAGGCAGCGAATACTACGTTTACTTTGTTTACAGCACATGCAGTTTCAGGTAAAGGTTCTGAATCTGTGTTTACTGTAGATAAACCTTTGTTCTTACACGCTGAAGACAAGATAATTGTAGCAGCGGATACAGCAGATACGCTTACCGTTATTGTAGCTGCAGAAGAGTTCTTTGATCCTAATCGCTAATTGCATAACGGGATTGCAAACTTGTATGTAGTACGCTAACATAAAATATGATATAACTACCTCGCACAAAATTAAAAGGAGGTAGTGCAATGTTTAAACGTTTATTAAAGCGGTTCCAAGAGAACCAACAACGCAGAGCAGACTATTGGGTACTCATGAATATGAGTGACAAAGAACTGCACGATATGGGGATCAGTCGTGGCGAAGTCAGGCAAAAAGTCTACGGTTAATGCAGCGGGTAATTATACTAAGCCTACTATGCGTAAGCGCTTGGTTGCTTCCATCAAAGCTGGCGGGAAAGGTGGAAAGCCCGGACAATGGAGCGCCAGGAAAGCCCAAATGGTTGCTAAGCAATACAAAGCTAAGGGCGGGGGTTATAAGTAATGGCCCTCGCTAAATCACAGAAAAGTCTAAAGTCATGGACAAAACAGAAGTGGCGCACTAAGAGTGGTAAGCCTAGTGCTAAAACTGGTGAGCGGTATCTACCTACTTCGGCTATTAAGTCTCTTAGCTCTGCTGAGTATGCCGCTACAACCAGAGCTAAACGAAAAGGCACTAAGGCAGGTAAGCAGCATGTGGCTCAGCCTAAGAAGATTGCAGCCAAAACCAAAGCCCACAGGAAGATAAAATGAAACGAAACCTTACGGAAAAACAAAGTAAGTTCTTAGAGGTTCTCTTTGAAGAGGCAGCAGGGGATGTTGTACTCGCCAAGAAGCTTGCAGGGTATAACCCTGAGTCATCTACTACATCTATTGTGGAGTCATTGAAAGATGAAATATTTGACGCAACTAAATCATACATGTCAAGAGTTGGGCCAAAAGCTGCTGTGGCATACGCAAGCGCTTTGGATGATCCTACCCAGTTAGGCGTTAAGGAACGCATGGTAGCTGCAGGTCAGATCTTAGACCGTGCAGGTATTGTTAAAACTGAGAAGGTGGCAGTAGAGTCAAGCGGTGGTTTGTTTATACTACCACCCAAGAATGTAGATGCTTCTGAGGCTACGTAAAGAGCGTCCACTCCAAAGTGAGTACTGGATGTTACCCAAAGTACCTTTTAAGGTAAAGCTTTGGCAACGCATACCACGTACTAGCAACTATGTACCCTTCGGCTATGAGGTGGACCCTGAAGATGAGGAATGGCTGAACCCTATACCTAGAGAGTTAGAACTGTTAGAGTTAGCTAAGAAGCACTTGAAGCAGTACTCTTTAAGACAAGTATCAGCGTGGCTGACTACTCAGTCAGGTAAAAGCATAACTCACGATGGCCTGAAGAAGAGAATAGATGTCGAAAGAAAAAGAAAGCGTCTTGCTGCAATTAAACGCTACTATGCCAAGCGGCTCCAAAAAGCGTTACAACAAGTCGAAGCGCTTGAAAAAAACTACACAGGCTACTTCATCTACGAAGACGAAGAAGGAACCGACAGTAGCGACACCCAGCCCAGCGCAGGTCAAGCCACCTGAGTACGAGGTAGAGGAAGCACAGAACATTGTCTTTAGGCCAAACCCTGGACCTCAGACGCAGTATCTAGCTTCTAGTGAACGTGAGGTTTTATATGGTGGAGCAGCGGGTGGCGGTAAGAGTTACGCTACATTAGCTGACCCTCTGCGTAACATGAACAGTCCAGACTTCAGTGGTCTGCTTGTACGTCACACGACAGAGGAACTTAGGGAACTCATACAGAAAAGCCAAGAGTTGTACCCTAAGGCTATACCAGGAATTAAGTGGTCTGAGCGTAAGAGCCAATGGACTACACCAAGAGGCGGCACACTTTGGATGTCGTACTTGGATAGAGATACAGACGTTATGCGCTACCAAGGACAGGCGTTTAACTATGTAGCGTTTGACGAGTTAACGCAGTGGCAGTCACCCTTTGCTTGGGACTATATGCGTTCACGTTTACGTAGTGCAAACAAAGACTTAGGTTTGTACATGCGAGCTACGACTAACCCAGGTGGTGTCGGACATGCTTGGGTAAAGAAGATGTTCATTGATCCAGCAGCGCCTAATACGCCTTTCTGGGCAACGAACATAGAGACTGGTGAGGTATTACGCTTCCCGTCAGGGCATAGTAAAGCTGGTGAACCCCTGTTTAAAAGAAGGTTTATACCTGCCAGCCTCTTTGACAACCCATATCTAGCTGAGAGTGGCGACTATGAAGCAATGCTTTTGTCACTACCTGAGCATCAACGTAAGCAACTACTAGAGGGTAATTGGGATGTTAACGAAGGCGCAGCCTTTCCTGAGTGGAACAGAGCCGTACATGTCGTGGAGCCTTTTAAAATTCCCGCAAGTTGGACTAAGTTTAGAGCTTGCGACTACGGCTACGGAAGTTACACAGGCGTTGTCTGGTTTGCTGTATCACCCAATGAACAGCTTGTTGTTTACAGAGAGCTTTATTGTTCTAAAGTTACAGCTACTGATTTAGCAGATATGATACTTGAAGCCGAAAGTGGTGATGGAAGTATAAGGTACGGCGTGTTGGATAGCTCCCTGTGGCACAAACGAGGCGACACTGGCCCTTCCTTGGCTGAGCAGATGAACCAAAAGGGATGTAGGTGGAGGCCTTCAGACCGTTCACGAGGCTCAAGGGTTGCAGGTAAAAACGAGCTACACCGCCGTTTACAGGTTGATGAGTATACTGAGGAGCCAAGGCTGGTGTTCTTTTCAACCTGTACTCATTCTATAGCTCAGCTACCGTCTATACCTCTAGACAAAAGAAACCCAGAAGATGTAGACACAAATGCAGAAGACCACTTGTACGATGCAATACGGTATGGTATAATGACAAGACCAAGAAGTTCTTTGTGGGACTATAATCCTGTTTCACATAGATCTGGCTTTCAAGCTTCAGATTCAACCTTTGGATACTAAAACATATGGAACAAGACGATTTATTTGAAACAGATGACGTAGCCGTTATACAGGACGGTGAGGATTTAGATGCATCTAGCGTAGTGTCTTATGTAGAGTCTCGCTTTAAACGTGCAGAGGATGCAAGATACGTAGATGAAACTAGGTGGCTACGTGCATATCGTAACTACAGAGGTTTGTACGGTAGTGATGTACAATTCACAGAAACGGAAAAGTCTCGTGTGTTTGTTAAGGTTACTAAGACTAAAACACTAGCAGCGTATGGTCAAATTGTAGATGTACTCTTTGGTAGCTCACGTTTTCCACTCACAGTAAATCCTACAACTCTACCTGAGGGTGTAGCTGAATCTATGCATATCAGTGTAAACCCACAGGCTGAGCAAGCTATAGATCCTTTACGTTCTACTTTTGAAGAAGAACCTAAGGTCAGCTTTTTGTTTGATCCCAATGAAA